AATGCCCATATCAGCGCACTTGGCCTCAATAAACATCAAGTAGTCGGTGAATTCTTGCTTGTTGAGCGTGGAGGATCGTTTGAGCGGGCGCAGTCGTTTACGCCCAAACCCCTCCAGCGTCTCCCATCCAAAGCACTCACCCAGAAAGTAATCGTGCAAGTCATCCCGTGACCAACCGACCAGCGCCTCGCCACCGCCCTCAATAACGGCGGGATAGACGACGCCCCAAAGGTACGCATTCTGTTGATTGGTGCGCGGCTTCTTCCACACCTCCACAGTCACCGCAAACGGTTTCTGAGGCAGGTTGCGGTACATGACCTCAACAGCCTTTAGCACCTGCTCAACAGGCGTGCCGATGGGGAAAATTCGTTTCATACTTGCTTGCTGACCTCAAGCCAGTCGCGTCCATACTCAACGTCTACCCAATCCTTAAACCACGGCCCGCCTCGGGTGAAATGGACAGCGATGGGGTTGGGGCAGTCGTGACGGAAATACCATCCTTCTAAGTAGTTCCACGCCACCGGCAGCGACCCAATGACGTCATCGGTGAGCCACTGGAAGCGGTGCAGATACATACCCGATTCACGATTGACCACCTCGGGCGTCAATGCCTTGACTTGTGGATGGCTACAGTTGATAAACATGAACGATGACCAGTTCTTACGTGGATACAAATGCTGCGCCTTGTTGTCCATTTTGACGGCCTCGGCAGGCCGGTAATCGTGCTGTACCACAAAGCACGCTTTTGCCCCGTCCATGTAGTCGGTGATCGCGGCGATGTCCCCCCGAAAAAGAAAATCGCAGTCGCAAAACAAGGCCCAGCCGTCATACCCGGCGAGGTGTGGGGTCAAAAAGCGCGTAAACGAAAACTCGGTAGACGACAGCGGATCATGCTCACGCCAATAAAGGCCCCGCTCACGAAGTTCTGACTGCTTGATGGGCTGGATGTCCACCGGGATGCTGGCGTGCTTCAAGATGCTTTTGCGGCATACCTGATACGCAATATCCTCGCGGCTGTCCCAGCCGACAAACACGCGCAGGTCAGAACGGGATGGCGTCGTCATGCCAATTGTCCTCGGTCATTTCCGTCTTGGCGGGCTGGCGAGTCACCTTGCCCTCGCTTTTCGCTTGGAATGACAGGCTCATGTATTTGTCGCCTGTCTTTTTGCTGGCCTTAATCCAGCCCGACACGTTGTAATCGACGTTGTTGATGACGCACGTACCCCGGTAATCAGGCCTGTTGGCGTTCTCGCCCTTATCGTTCTTAAACAACACTCCCTTCATGTTCGGATCGTAATTCACAGTTTTAACTCCTTCAGTTTTGCCAGTTTGTCGTCTAACTCTGCAAGGAACTTACGCACCTCGGTTTCTAATTCGGCAATGCGCTTGTCGTCACGCGGGACATTTTTAACGAACAATTGCAAGTGTTCCGGCAATCGGGGGTCAAAGGACACAAAATCGCACCACCACGCCCCCGTGCAAGCCATCTGGTATTGCATCTGGGTGATGTACTTCGTTGGGATGTCCTCGGTTAGCCACAAATCAAGGTGGGTCGCCGTGTTCGGGCATTTGATTTCGATAAGGCCGTCCCAATGCGTTTCGCCATCCTTCACCAGCCCGTCTGGGGACGCCCCTGACATCGGTATGGCGGGGTGGTCAATAAACCCCACCTCCTCCACCAACTCGCCTGTACGGGCGCTGTAGGCGGCCCTAGCGTTAGGTTCCTGCTCGGTACCCCACTCCATCGCGGCGTTGCTGAACGAGGACGCTTTCTGCCCCGTCAGCCGTTCCACGATAAGGTCGGCCATGTAGTTCTCACGGCTTGCCGAGTACCGGGTCTTGGTCTTGGCTACAACGTCAGCAACGCGGCTGGCGGTAACCTTGCCCAACCGGGCGGAAAACCATTCGTCGGTGCGCTGTTCCATCACGCAACCCTCAACAATTCAACGCATTTTTTGCCACGGTTTATTGCGGTCATTGCAGAACCGTTGCCCCAGAATTTGCTGCAATAAGAAGCAATACCGCTCCGCAAAGGCTCGGGGTCAAATTTGTCGAAAGGAATTTCAACCATTTGCCCTACCTGCAAATCTGCAACGTATGGCTTGTAATACTGGCATACGCTCCCAACTGGGTACTTGAAATTACGGGTTCTCTGTTTTGTTTTTTCTAATTGCAAATCGCCCTGCGTAATCGTTGCGCCATCAGGCAGCACAATTACAAACTTGACGGCGGGCATGGCTTGCAAAATCACAATTGCTTTGTTGAATAAAGCGTTCATGTCAACTCCTTCTTGCGGTTCGTAAAAGCGTCCATGTGCAACTGGCGGGCATCCATCGGCAACGACTTAAACAACGCGGTAAGAGCCTCTGCGGAGTCGCAAGCGGCAATTTGGTCAAGCACCTTGGGGTCTGGTTTAACTCCACGCGCCTGTGCGGCCTCGGCGTCGTCGTCGGTCTGATACACCCCGACAATGGCCGCCAACGCATATCGGCGTGCGTAGGTCAGCCCAGACCCCTGAGCCTGCGGGCTGGCGTCCTTGGTCAAAACCGGCATTTCACCGCTGATCCATTCGCCACTGCTATGCAGCAAGGTCGTAACCAACATCAGCCCGTCGGGCGTGTGGCGGCTGGTCTGCGTAACCGCCAAGCCGTTGTCGGTAAGCGGCTTGCGGCAGGCTTGCCAGACTGACTCAAGATCGGCGTAGCGTGACTTAAAGAAAGGGTTAGCCGCGTCCTTTACAGCCCCGGTAATTTGGCTTTGTGCCTTGGCAAGCGCGGCGGCCAATGCGCCACAGGTTTCACTCTGCATCGTTTGTCTCCTGTAGTTCTGCTATCGCGTTGTTGCAGGCTTCAATGCGTTCTTGTTCCTCGCGTTCCTGCATCTCAAGGTCAAGTTGATGCCACCAAGAGGCGTCATCGTTACCCCACGGTTCAGCGTCCATCGACCACCTCCGCGTCACACGAGTGACCGTCGCAAGGCTCAACTATGCAAGCGATGCCGTAAAGGATGATGAGCAGGACGACTACCGGCCACAGTGATTGCTGCTTATTCATACATCGCCTCCTCGGCAGCGGCGCATTGTTTGGCGAAGTCAAGTTTGCAACGGCGCAAAATTTCTTCGTATTCGGCTGGCGAAAAATAGCCGATGTCGGCGCGGACGCGGTACGGGTCGTAGTCGTTGCGATCAACGACGCGTGTCGCCTCACAGCCCTCGGGATAGCAGCCAAGCAGCCATACGTCAGTGACGTCAATGTTTGCGTCAAAGTTGTATTCAATCTCGGCTTGCCAATAAACGCCAAGGGCGTAAATTTTGGTTTCAAAGGTGTGCATGATTAATGCACCTCTTTAAGTTGCCGCACAAAAGCCCATGCCGCGCTGCGGGTGTTGAAGTGCCATTCACGGATGTAGCCGGGCATATGGCTGACGGGTTTGCTGACCGTCCAGTAAAGACCATTCCGGCGAGTTGTGATCTTGTTTAGCATTTCTGTTGCTCCGTTGTGTTTGTCAACGAGGCCAGTTTAGCAACCTATACACCCATGTCAATACCCCTATGCAAAAAAAGTTTAGACCGCTATAGTGCCGTCCATGGACATCCAGAAGTTGTTAAAGCGGTACGGCAGCCAATCGGCAATGGCCGATGCGTTTGGCGTAACCAAGGGCGCTGTCAGCCAATGGGTTAAGGCAGGGGCTATTCCTGCGGCCCGGGTATGGCAATACAAGGCAGGGCTGGTAAAGCCCCAGAAGGGCCGCTAATGCGGTTATACGGGGCCAGAAACGACAAAGCCCACCAAGCCTTTATGGTGGGCCTTGACGCGGCAGGGGGGCTGCCATTACGCTTCAGGTACGAAGTGAGCGTGATGCGGACTGTATTGGACTGTTCTAGTCCTGTCAAGCACCCCACCACGCCCAACCTCTCGGGCATCTTGGTCGGGGAAACTACGCGCAAGATGACCTTAAACCTACACCGGGGCAGCCAGCCTGTAGGTGCGCGGCGTCAGTCGGGAAGCGCAAATGGCAACGGGGTAACCCGTGAAAAGTAGCCGACAGCGGATGGCTCCGTCAGTCATCACTCCGCACGATCCCATTGAGGCGTTCCTACGTCTCAACCGTGCGGAATCACCATCAGTCATCGGGTCTGTATGACCTTAAAGGTGAGACATGGGAGATGAAATTCTTTATCGGAAACAGGAAACCAGTCCTAAAGACATCAACCACGAGCGTAGCGAGTTTTACGACAGACAGGCTATGGCTGGGTGGGAACAGTCGTTTAAGGAAGGGTCACTGCAACGGTTACGGTACTTGGATGCGGTGTTGTGCCGAGTGACCGACCCCGATGAGGTGGAGAGGCTGAAAGGTCGTGTGGGTGAACTCATCCGCGAAACTGACCCTGCTGCTATTCTGGGCGACCCGCACCTTGTAACGATGGTGCGTTGGTTGTTCAGTGAAAAAGGATTGGTGCGACTGCGTGAAAGGGCTAAACAAACGCACAAGGGTTTGGTGGCAGATATGGCTGATTCGCTGCATCAACGAGGCACGGGATGAGATACCGAGCGAGGCGGGACGCGAACGACGGTCTAATCGGTCAGGCGTTGACAGCCGCCGGGTTCGTCGTTCTCGACTACGCCTCAAACGGCGGCGTACCGGATCGGCTCGTGGTGCGAGACTTACCGGACGGGACACCGTGGATATGCTGGGTGGAAATCAAGGTCGAGAAGGGGAAACTACGTCCTAGCCAAGAGCGGTTTGCTGCCATTTTTGAGCCACGACAAGAGTTTTACGTAGCCCGTGACCCCGAGGAAACCGTCAGGGAATTGATGGAACGGTATCTAGCCGCGATCAAGCCCGAGCAGTATCGCTAAACATGAGCAGTTTGCGGTGACCCTTGTAGTGGACGATGGCCGGGTCTGGGTGCTGGGCAAGATATTCGGGCAGGCAGGCGTAGTGCGATTCTTGCAGATACTGGACGGCGGCACGTTTGGCGTACTCTCGCAAAACCTCTTGGTCGCCGTACCAGACCCGAAACTTGTCGGGCAGGACGTTGTACATTTCGGCAAGGTCAGCCCAAATGCCCCAATCCGCCGTGATCGTGCAACAACCGACGAACGGATACACCTCATCCAGCGTCTTTCCCTCGTACTCCGAGTAATCCTGACCGCGTTGGCGGATGTTGAAGATCGCCTCACGGTTAAAGTCACGCCGGGTCATCGCAACGGTTCCGCGAAGCAGCGCGGCAGGGTCGATGGGGTGTTGCACGATCATGTCGGTATCCATGTACATAGCAGGTTCGGTCAGCCCCAATTCCGCAAAAGCATTGGTACGCCATTGCATCAGGTACTGCCGATTGCCTTGCGTCACAAATACCCGCGAGACACCGGGTACGGCTGGCGTCTTGTCGTCTGTGACCTGAATAATGGTCGCGTCGGGGTTGCGGGCGCGGATGGAAAACACCATCGCGGTGGGCTGTGCGATGTCCTCGCCTACATGAAAAAATACAAACATAGGGAAACTATATGCTGAACTTGAACCGAAGGCGACTTTCACGGGCTATCTGGGACACCCTTTTTGCCGATTTGCCCGACCTGCCGTGGCACGTTATCGAAGACCTTGAGAAGTTAGACCCTGCCCGACGTACTGGGAGTACCAACCACGCCTCCCTAATGGCCTTATGGGCGGTTATACGCTACTTCCGACCCAAGACCGTGGCCGAGGTCGGCACGTACATTGGCAAATCGACGTTTGTGCTGTCGCGGCTGGGTGCTGACGTCCATACCTGCGACATGACCCACGATTTCAAACTCCCGATTGCAACTAAGATCACCCAGT